GGCACAGCAGTAAAATGGCCAGTTGGTGTTGGTGGTAAAGGCAACGAAGGTGTGGCTGTTCAAGTACAAAGACTTAAAGGTGCTTTTGGTTACGTCGAATATGCCTATGCCAAGCGTAATAAGATTCCCTATGCAGCTGTGAAAAATCGCGACGGCAACTTTGTACAGCCCAGCGATGATACATTCAAAGCAGCAGCCGCAAATGCAGATTGGAAAAATGCACCAGGCATGTATTTGTTACTCACATGGCAAACAGGCAAGGATGCTTGGCCAGCCACAGGTGCAAGTTTCATCCTCATGCATCGTCAACAAGCAGACGCGTTAACCGGTCGCGCAGTTCTAAAATTCTTTGATTGGAGTTACCGCAACGGCGGTCAAATGTCAACTGAACTAGAATATGTTCATATGCCAGCCGATGTCATCAAACTAGTTCAGGACAATTGGAAACGAGACTTCCGTGGTCCAGACAACAACCCAATCTGGAAATAAGGAACAGCCATGAAATTATTTAAAATTTTTGCTATTGTGGCGGCCATGGTAGCAACAACCCCAGCGTTGGCCGATGAGTATAAAGATACACTGAATATTCTCAGAGAGAAGAATGTAATCACTCAACAAGAATATAATGACAAACTCAAGGCCTATGAAGATAGAGAAGAAAATAAAAAGTTTGCAGAGCAAAGAATCGACAAAGATGTTAGCGATTCAGTCAAATATAGACAAGCAAGAGCAAACGATGGTTCAGTCACAGAAAATGGACTTGGACTCAAATCGAAAGATGGGAACAATACAGCACAGTTTACGGGTAGAATTCACATGGATTATCGACACTACACACCAGATTATGGTGTCGGTCAAACCACGGATTCGTATCAAAATTTAGCAGAAGTTCGCCGTGCTAGATTTGGTGTTCGCGGTCAGTTTGCCAAAGACTTTAAGTACCAATTGCTGGCCAATTTCGGTGGAAGCGATGGCTTTAGTTCTACGTCAAGCACCGCTGACGAAATGTGGGTTAACTATGCTGCAAATCCAGAGATGCAGTTTCAATTTGGTTTGTTCAAAATGCCGTTCAGTCTTGAACAGTTGACTAGTTCAAACAATCTTGACTTCATGGAACGCAGTCTCATTGGTCAAAATGATACTGAATTTATTCCTGCCAAAGAAACTGGTTTTATGCTGCACGGCGTACCAAAACCTGGGTTGACCTATGCAGTGGCAGTCAGCCGAGGCAAGTCAAACAAGAGTGCAGAGTTCGATGGACTTGACTACATTGGTCGTATAACCACCAACATTGCCGAGCTCACCGGCAGCAAAGCCTATGTTGCACATCTGGGTGCAGCATACAGCACTGGTGAGATCAAGAGCGGTGTTGCACCAGCCAGTGGCAGAACAGAATCACGTATGCAGTCTGGTTGGTTTACTGGTACTGCGTTGAGTGGTGCTACTACAAGAACACGCCAAGGATTAGAAGCAGCTGTTGCATATGATGGCCTTAAAATTCAGGGTGAGCAATTCAATTTCAAATATGATCCTTTGTCTGGCAGCGATCAAGAAATTCGAGGTTATTATGTTCAGGCACTATATAATCTGACCGGCGAATCACATGCATACAAAGACGGTGTGTTTGGCTGGATCAAACCAAACAATCCCATTGACAAAGGCGGTAAAGGTGCATGGCAAGTTGGTGTGCGCATGAGCGAGTTTGATGCCAGCGACATCAGCGTAGCCACTGGTAAGTCGAATCGTGCTACTGCCATGACCTATGGCATTACCTGGTTCTGCACCGACAATCTGCGATTCATGCTTAACTATGTCGACACCAAATTTGACGCACTAGTAGGCAGTTCCGGCAGTCGTGTAAATGGCGAAAAAGCCATTATGTTTAGAAGTCAGCTGAGTTTTTGATATATAATTAATGATTTTCATGATGTAAATTCAGGCCCAAACTGTATAGATACTATGCAGGCATTGGGCCTGAACAACCTAGGAGAAAACTATGAAGTGGACCACACCCGCAGCTCAAGATATGCGTTTTGGCTTTGAAATCACCATGTATATCGCAAATCGCTAATTGACATTCTAGTATAGATATATAATAATAGCAGTTGCTGGACCTGTATAAAACCAGCACACATCACTCACAACACAGAAAGGTACCACCATGTCAAATCTGACACCGTTCGAGATTCGCCTTGAACTTCTAAAAATGGCGAAGGAAATGCTTACCGAAGAGTATTATGGTAAGCGTGATCAAATTAGTCAAGACTGGCAAGTCAAGGTAGAGTCCGCTAAACTTCACGGACAACAAATACCTGAACACCCAGCACTTCCGCCCTACCCCACAGAAAACGATGTCATTGCCAAGGCACAGTCCTTGAATGGTTTTGTTTCTAACACACCCTCAGATAAAGTAAGCAAAAAATCTGCCTGATTGGGGGAACGGTACGCTTCGGCGTACCTTCTTAACAAGGAGAACTCATGCTGAACAGACACATTGTTCGACGTTTTTTAGTTAGTGCCACGTTATTTTCCGTATTTGTAGCCGGCATCAATACACTGTATCAAACTCAGGCGCAGGCTCGCATGGCCCAGGAAATCCAAAGCCAACGCATTGCTGCCGAGCGCACCAAAAAGAAATTGGTAGAAGCCAAACTCAATCGCGAAATTACCTGCATGGCTCGCAACATCTATTTTGAAAGTGCCAGCGAGCCCATCAAGGGCAAGATTGCCGTGGCTCAGGTCACCATGAACAGAGTCAACAGCGGTCAATTTCCTGCATCGGTCTGCGGTGTTGTACACCAAAAGACTCACTACGAAGGTTTGACTGTATGTCAGTTCAGCTGGGTCTGTGAAGGCAATTTGAAGATTCGCGCACCGCATCTCTATGAAGAAAGTCTGCGCGTAGCTCGTCGCGTCATGCTGGATGGTGTGCGTCTACCAGAACTGCAGGGTGCCAAATACTTCCATGCTACCTATGTACAGCCTGGTTGGAATAAACAACCCAAGGCTCGCATTGGTAACCATATTTTCTATTGACAGCTTGTAAAACTTGCCTTATACTGATATATAACAGTGCAGTGAATGTTGAACTGTATTATTTTAACTGAAACGGAGAATGATTCAATATGAGTACTAAACTCAAGCCGCCTGTGAAGGCGCCCAGCAAAGTCAATCCCCTGTTTGTCAACAAACAGGCCGAAGCGCCCAGACAGAAATCGGTGTTTATTGCTACTCCGATGTTCGGTGGTCAGTGCAACTACATGTACATGATCAGCCTGATCAATCTGCTGACCAAGCTAAGTCAGGCTGGCATACCCACCATGTTCGAAGTCGCAGCCAATGAAAGTTTAATTACCAAGGCTCGCAACATCCTGGTTGAAGGCTTCTTAAAAAGTCAGGCCACGCATTTACTGTTCATCGATGCCGATCTGGGCTTTGATGCCGATGATGTGATTCGCATGATTCAAGCCGACAAGGACATCATTGGTGGACAGTATGCCAAGAAGAAAATGAACTGGGATGCTGTTAAACATGTTGTCAGCAGTCGTCCTGACATTCCACCACATGCCATCAATGCTGTGATTGCCGAATCCACCTTCAAGCCTGTGGGTGATAGTTTAACCTTTAACATCAATGAACCAGTAGAAGTAGAAAGCATTGCCACTGGTATGATGTTGGTTAACCGTCGAGTGTTTACTGAGATGGCGGCACGCATGCCTGATATCCGCATCATCAGCGGCGGTTCAGAAACCATGGATCCAGCCACCATGACACGTCGAGCCGATGCTCCGCGCGAAGCTCATGCCTATTTTGATGTCAGCATCGATGAAGCCACGCGTGCCTATACCAGCGAAGACTTTACCTTCTGCAAACGCTGGCGACAACTAGGCGGCCAGATTTTCTTGGCACCCTGGACTCGCACAGTACACGTTGGCACCTATGAGTATGTCTGTGATCTCATGGCCACAGCGCAGTGGATGCAGCCACAGCAACCCCCGCCACCTCCGCAGACTTCGCCTCTTTTTAGCGGAACTGTGCCTCAGGCCAGGGCAGCGTAATGGGTGGCATCAACGATAGAGTTCAGAGTCAGAGTGCCTTGGGTCTGGTGTTGACTGGACCCAATGGCGAAGTCAAGGTCAATAAAAATGTGGATGCACAGGGCGAAAATCTAACCAATGAATTTGTTATCACCAAACAATTCAACAGTGCCAATGAGTTCAGTGCTTGGGTGCTGGCTCAGAGTCGTCTGGATCGTATCAGCAGCATGGATACCATCATCAATTACTGCACTGAAAAAGACATAGACATTGAAGCCGTGGCTCCCCTGATCAATCCAGTACTCAAAGAACGTATTCGTTTTGAAGCCGAAGAAGCCAACCTTATGAAACGCAGCGCCCGACTACCACTATGAACATGACTGAGTTTGAAGCCTACAAGATGTATTTGGCTTTGCGTGCACATTTCCAGACCGACGAATATGATGTGATCAAACAACGAGGACGAATCCGAGCCAGCCACAAGAGTTTTGTTGGCTCGGGCAAATCCTTTCAGTTCCTGCAGTTAACCAAGACATATCAGGATGCCGAGATCTGTGACTTCATGGTGGCTAATTTTACTGCGGGCGATCGCTGGGGCGGTGTGTTCAATGCCGATGCAGCTCGTCAGTATCAGAGCTGGAAACGCAGAGTAGAAAGTCTGAGATACATATTCACACAGGACCTAGACACACTAACCAATCTGATGGCCGATGAAGGCGCGGATCTGATTAGTCATGCAGCTGGTCGGCATCCACTGATACTGCGAGCCTACTTTGGCAATCATATCTGTCTAGAGACTGTGGTGATACTGGATGTATTGTTGAACTTCTGCAACGACTATGATCAGACCATGCAGCGTGTATTCATGTGGCCTGAAACCAGTCGCCTGATACGTAAATATCGACCTTTTTTAAAATTTGACACCGATGCCTTCAGAAAAATCTATGAAGAAAAATTCAGACCAGGATGAGTTGTCTCTGGATGATCGTTTAGAAAGACTTGAAGTATCATTTTTAAGATTAGACGCCGATATTAATAACCTGGCCATGATAGTGAATGAGCTCAATGAACGGTTGCGCAAGACTCAGGAATTTAGTGTTAAAATTGGTCATGCACAGAACCGCATACACGAGTACATTTCACACTGGCCTTTTGTCAGAGTAGTCAAGGACCATGGGCAAGACTTTTCGTAACGTCAGAGATGAGAGCCGTAAAGGTATTAAAAATAAAACGGCAACAAGGCTAGAAAAAGCCATTGAAAAATACAAGAAACATATATATAATGACGCATCCCCAGTAAATGAGGATGCCGATGATGATGATGTGTTTGATGACAACATTGATGATGAATCCAACCATACTCGGTTTATACAACGCAAATAAGGAGCATACAAATGGCATTTAATAGTCTATCCGATCTTAGAAAATCCCGCGGTGGTTTTGACACCCTGATGAAGGAAGTGGACAAAATCAGTCAACCCGCAGGTGGCGAACGCAAAGAAGATGATCGCTTCTGGCAACCAACAGTCGACAAGGCTGGCAACGGTTATGCTGTCGTTCGTTTCCTACCTCCTCCCCGTGGTGAAGAACTTCCTTGGGTACGTATCTGGAATCATGGCTTTCAAGGTCCTACTGGCAAGTGGTACATTGAGAATAGCCTGACCACCATAGGCAAACCTGACCCTGTCAGCGAACTCAACAATGAGCTTTGGAACAGTGGCAGCGAAGCCAACAAGGAAATCGCCCGCAAGCAGAAACGCCGTCTGAGCTATGTCTGCAACGTCTATGTGGTGTCTGATCCATCTAATCCTAGCAACGAAGGCAAGGTCAAACTGTTCAAGTTTGGCAAAAAGATCTTTGATAAAATCAAGGATGTAATGCAGCCTCAGTTCCAGGATGAAGAGCCGCTGAATCCTTTTGACTTTTGGAAGGGTGCAGACTTTAAGATCAAGATCCGCAATGTCGAGGGTTATCGTAACTATGACAAGTCTGAGTTCGCCAGTGCAGCTGCACTGAGTGACGATGATGCTGAAATTGAGAAGATCTGGTCAGCGGAACACAGCCTGTCTGACTTCATGGATGAGCGTCATTTCAAGAGCTATGAAGAACTCAAGCGTAAACTGGAGCAGGTACTGAATGCCGCAGGTGCACCAGCAGTGCGTGCTGAGAGTGCTGATCTAGATATGCCGCGTGCAGCTGCTAAACCAGCTGCCGCTGTGGCTAAACCAGCACCCAAGGCTGAAGCCGATTTTGATGAGGATGATGAAAGTCTAAGCTACTTTGCCAAGTTAGCAGCCGACGATTGATTGTAGCAAATCTTGCTGCAGGGGGACTTCGGTCCCCCTTTTTTTATTAGTAAAAATGCGCATTACGAGTGCTGTAGCGCTCCATGGCACTTTCTGTGCTGCGTACCTGTCCGCGCGGCACCATCATGTTGTTGGCCGGCGCCGGAGCGGGTGCCGGGGCCGGTGCTGCAGGCTGATTGATCACCACTGGTTTGTTGTTGGCTTCCTTGGCCACAGCATTGGTTTTGCTCAATCCATCAATTTTTTTGCTTGTCTGGTTAGACGTTTCCATGTAACGTTCTTTGGTCGCCATGTCTAGATTTCTTTGTTCCATGGCATTCATGGGCTCTGCCGCCATTCTGCCACCGACGTCTTCGCCATATAACTTTACATATTTTTCTTTGCGAGCAACATCCTGTTCCTCGTAGAGCTTTTGATATCTAGGATCTTTGGTGTAGTCCGTTTCCTTGGCAGCGGGTTTGTCTACAGGTTTAACCGTGGCTACGGGTTTAGGCGCAGGCGCAGGCGCTGTACCTGGTGCTCTGGGCGCCAAGGCGCGTTGTGCTTCGGGACTCAACGACGACATCCCCCGATTCGGCGCTGCGCCTTGCATGCCGGTCATTGGAGCAGGCGCTGCGCCTTCCATGCCGGTCATTGGAGCGGCCATGTTGGTGGTTGGCGTTACAGTTGGTTTGTCTTTGTTGGCAAAATATTCAGATTCTTTCTTGATGCGATCTGCTGCGGCCTGGTTGGCCATGTTGGGTGCTACAAAACCTCCAACCTTTTCTATGCCACGAGCCATGCCAGATTGAGCTTTTTCAAACCAAGACATGCGATTCCAATTGGAATCATCGGCCTTGGTATCAAGCTTCAGATCTTCGCCCTTTTCATCTTTACCTACTCCGAGTTTTCCTGCGCCATAGTCTACCAGACGGCTTGCACCATACATGGCAGCTCCGGCAGCCACAGTAGCACCTGCGGTTGTTCCTAGTGCAGCTCGACCAAGATTTAGTGCGCCTCGACCCGCACTCATTATTCCGCTGCCGGCACGTCCCAACAGTCTACCACCGCCGCGCATTATGTCACCTAAACCCAGTCCGCCCCCGGTTTCTTCTTCGGGCTTGGCCGCCGCCGCCATGGGCGCCGGCGTAGTGGCTGTTACTGTGGGTTTAGGTGGCCAGTCTTTGCCACCACCAGCGCCGGTATTGCCTGCGGACCAACCAGGTCCTCCGGATGCTGGTAACTTCAACGGGCCACGTAGATTTACTACTGTGGCGGTGATGTTCATGGCGCCGCTCTTGGGCATGGCCATGGGCTGACCACGACCCGCAGGTACTGGCGTTGGTGATGCAGCAGTTTGACCGCCGCGACTCTGTGTCAGTGCTTCGGCGCGCGCACCTAGCCTGGCTCGATCTTCTTCTAGTCGATTGCCACCAAAGGTACGATCCAGAAAGTCACTGCCCAGATTGCTGGCATTTTTAGCATTATAGTCTTCAACCTTGCCACGGAAAAAGTTACCGGCAATTTTAGCTGCGCCGGCAATGCGACCCATGCTGACTACTTCGCCTTTCTGAGCCAGTCTGCCTGCTTTACCTAATTCATTGTCCTTGGTTCTGCGTACTGCATTTTCGCCCATGCGCGGATCAAATTCATAGCCTTCTTTTAATACTTTCTGTTTGCCTGTGAGTGCACTCCAGGCATCACCCAGAGTACCAGCATCGCCACGCGCACCGCTACGAGCTCGATTGCGTGTATTTTCCAGCACGCCGCCAATTTTGCTCTTGGCTGCAGTATCGCCCGTGGTTTCTAATTCGCCGGCAATCTTGGCCAACTCTTTGCGTAGCTCTGCACTGTCTTTGGCGTCAGAGTCACGCAGTTTAATTAGTGTGTCTTCCAGACGTTCAAATAACTTGATTTGATCGTCAGTGGCATCTTTTAGCAGTTCGTCTTTCTTTTTGGTCTCGGCCACGAAGCGTTCAAAGGCTTCGGTGTTCTTGGCCATGGTGACTTCTTTGCCTGCACCCTTTTGGTACAGTTCGGCCTTCTCACCCAAGGTGGCGCCGATGTTGCTAAGTTTGCCGGCACGTTCTTCGCGCTGTGCATTCAGACTTTGTTCTGGTACTTCCTTGGCATCGACATCGATTACATCGTCACGTTGGCGTAACAGGGGTTTACGTGATGGATTGGGATCCTTGCCTGCAAAGGTCTTGAGATCCTTGCCTGCAAAGGTCTTGAGATCCTTGCGCATTTCTTTGAGTTCAGTACGCACGTCGCCAAGGGTGACATTTTTAGAATCACCCTTGGGTTTGGTCATGACCTTGACCTGTTCCACAACCTCGGTCTGCTTTTCCTGAGTTTCAGTGGTAGCTTTGCGCAGCTCTTCGAGCTTGGCAATCTGATCCTCGGCTCGCTTACGCTGTTCCTCGGATAGATTGCTGGCTGTAAGCATTCGCTGCTGAGCTTCCAGCAGACTTTCCAGACTTAGAGGTTCGGATTTCTTGGCCATGGTTTACTCTTTGGGTGTGTATACTCGGTTGTCATCATCGTCCTTGCTGGTGGCCGATGTCTCGGTTACAGCAATCTTTTCCTTGGTGCGACCATAGGCCGACACACCCAACACACCGCCCATGGCAATATGGAAGAAGCCTCCATTCTGCAGCGTTATGGGCACCCATTGACGAAACGCATCATTGGCTGCTTCGGTCTCCCAGAATTGTACTAGGGTGAACAGGACCGGAAAAATTACAAAGTCTGCCAAGCAACAGACCATGTACATCCAGCCCATGGCAGGACGCCATTTATTCTGCATCCAATCTTCTTTAGTAGTTCCAGCTGCCATTATCGGCCTCCTTGTTGTTGTAAACGTTGATTTTCTTCTTCTAAGTGATTTACCAACAACATAATATAGATCTCCCTTTCCCACGGCATCATGTCTTCCAATTCAGACAAGCTATACTTATGATACTGCATTAAATTGAAGTTTGTCTGATAGTAACTAAACAAACTTTCATGAGAAAGGACTAGGCGAAAAAACTGTTCATACCCTCCATGACGACTTCATTGTGTTTTCCGCATTCCTTACAGTCCCACGCCATGTCATGTCGCAACACGGGCATGGTAACAAAGAAGTTTTCTAGACGGTCCAGTGTAGCTGGGTTTAAATTTTCTACAAATTCTACGAGTTCGGCTACACTGTAATCCTGGGCAGCAATGCGTTCATCGCCTTCCCAGATGCTGTCTATGCTGCCGGCAATCAAATTAATGATGCTGTCTATGTTGGATTCTGCCTGCATGGTGCTAAGATCCGTCAGCGTGGGATACCGCATCTCAATGCTGACATTGTTGTCAACATCTATGGTTTTACTGTGTTCTGGTTTGCGATCTACTTTGACTGAAGTCACATCCAGCTTGGCATCCTGCTTGGCTTCACAGCTGCAGGTCAGAACTATGTTGACAGTTTCTCCTACGCTGTGCGCGCGAATATTTAAGAACAAAAATTCAGCGTCAAAAGCCGGTAATTTTTCTGCATTGACTTTGCCAAAGGTACAGGCGTGTATAACTTCGTTGAGTGCAGAAATTTGCTGATCAGCACCGCCATTGGTGGCCATGAGCAGCAGTTTTTGTTCTTTGACTAAAAATGGACGAAACTCTATCCGTTCGCCAGTGCTGGGCAATTCAATTCGATGCTTGGGTGTTGTAAGCAATGGTAAAGACATTCAATTCTCCTTGGTGTGTTATACTTTCAATGCCGCGCGAGCGTTTGAACTAAGTCGACTACTATCTATTCGATTGTTGTTTGCTGTACCGCGCGAATTTCTGCTGCCCGCCACCTGTTGAGTTCTCGGTGTATCTGATGGTGGCTGATTGCTGGTGGTCATGCTCATGCTTCGCCAGCGTCGATAGCACAATGTAACCGACATTTTAGTAACCTGATTGGTCATGTCATAGCCCAGACTAATGGGGTTGATGGCTATGGGAAATACATCCTCAAACACTGCGGTATAGTGTGCTCGATCATCTTCATCCAACTGTGTAATGGTCAGGCCCTGACACATGTAGTTTTCAGGATAATGCACACAACCAGTGAACCGTCCAGTACGCACAACAACGCCGTCGACCCAGATGTCAAAAAATTCTTTTACAGTATACCATTTGTCTAGCGCAAAGGTCATGCTAAGATTGTCGCCGCCGTAGTCTGCGCCTATGGGATGAAAACTAGGTGGTCCAAAAATTTGTTGTCTGGTGGTGATGATGCGCGTGGGCGGCAACGACACCTGTTCACAGAATACGCTGAGTCTGGCGCCGATGCGACTGCTTATGGAATTCTGTGTTCGATATCTGCCGCCACTGGTCTTCAGACTCAGCGACTCATCTACACTGAATTGTTGCACGCAGGCTGGCACGGTAAAATTAACTTCATAGCGATTGGGCTTAGCCATGCCACGATCAGATATCTCAGCCATGATGTCACTCAAACCATACTGCGCTTTGGGCATTAATTGATATGCCATGTTCTTTCCTTAGATGTGTTTTCTGCTGTCTCGCCAGACAGTCTGGGTTGCTGCGCCCTGGAATCGTTCTATGGGCATCATGCTGGCTGCCAACCATTGATCATGTGGTATGTCCATGAAACGACTCTTGACATGGTCTGTTAAGTAATGCTTAACACAGGCACCCACGCCGGGAAACTTTGATCCTGAATTTAAGATGTTCCAGCTGATCTGCGCACGCATGCGTGGATCGTTGTGACGATGTGTAACTTCCAGCAAGGCGCCCATGAGTCTGAATCTAATACCATAGGGCAGATAGTGCAGGTTCAGTCCATAGAAGCCGCCCTTGATGGACCTAAAGGGAAACACCAAGGGCATCTGATCCCAGTAGGGCAGAGTGTCCTTGTGCTTGGCATCGTACATGAACAGATATAGCCCACCAGGATATACACGACTGCGCAGGCCTGCAGATCCACTCATCATGCCAGTAACGTTGCTGTTCAGTCCCCGCAGATTCTTAACCTGAGTCTGATACCAGTTTACGCTGCGCTGCACATCGCCGGCGCGTACGGTGAGTTCTCTGAAGGGATTATAGGTTGCCATGATATTATTTATCAAGATTCAAATCGTTTTCCGTAAGTATCATGAACTGCCAGCCCCGATTCTCGCAGTATTCCGTAGCCGACTTCCACTTGCTTTGATTCACGCCCCAGGTACGAACTTCTTCGATGAAACGTGGAGTGATGCGCGCTGGCTTTTTGGGCTGCTGCACAAACTTGGCTGGTTTGATTTCTATGAGATAGCGTTGTTCATTGCCATCTCGGTTGCGTATCTTGACATAGAAATCCACGAAATATCTGTGTATTCTTTGGTCTACGGGCGATAAATAAGGTATAATGATCTCTTCGCTACCCCATTCCAGCACAGCGGAATTGTTGTCGCACCATTTCATGAACTTCAATTCCCACAGACTGCGATAAACAATCTGTGTGGGATCGCCAATGTACTTCTTGGCATTGATGATGCGATAACGTCCTTTGTAGGTCTGGCGAGTGTACATAGAAATATAAAAACACGGAGTAAAACTATTTATGGCTGATACCAACGCTCAAGGCGGTTCTAAGAATGGTATTTTTAGTGCTGACCGAGCCAATGCAACCGAGTTCAATGCCCAGGGTGGTGTGGTGCGCACACCCGAAGGTCAACTGTTTAAATACAATGTTAAACAACATGTCTATCCAGAAAAAACCGGAGACGCAAACGCTGGCCCGGATCTGCAGCACTTTTTGGTATTCTACATCAATGTTCGTGGCAAGAGTAAATTTAAAAAAGACTATAAAACCGTAGAAATTCAGACCGGCGCTGAACAACGCATGGATCCCAAACGTGTGGGCGAAGCCACCAATGGAATATTGACCGTAGGTGCTGTGGCTGCAGGAGCTAAAATGGGTGCCAGTGCCACCAGTAAACTAACTGGATTGTTTGCTAAAAATGTTCCCAGTTCTGTGCGTGCTCTTGGCACCTTGGGTGGTCTAATTGCTGGAGGTACAGCTGGCGCAGTAGCAGCCAATTATTTTGAGCCCGACAAGACATTTCGTACCAGCACTGCCATTATGTTGGCAGTACAGGAACGGCCCAGTGTATCCTATGGTGTGAATTATCAACAACAGGACATGGGCAGCCTGGCTGGATTTATAGCCGGTGGTTCGTCAGCAGTGGACAGCGGCTACAAGGAAGCCGGCGGCGAAGCCATGCGCGCTATGTTGCTCAACGTGGCTCAGATTCCCGCCGGCATAACCAATGCCATAGGTGCCACGGATCTGGATATAAAAGCTCTGGCCAGCATAGGTACAGGCACAGCCATGAACCCTTTCCGCGAACAGGTATTTAAAAGTGTGGACCCTCGTACCTTTGATTTTAATTATAAATTTGTTCCTCGATCTTTGCAAGAATCTAGAAATGTCTGGGAGATTATCGAAGAATTTAAATTTCACATGCATCCAGAATTGGCTGGCGGCGGTTTGTTCTACATCTATCCCAGCACCTTCAACATAGAATATTATTTCAGCGGAGATATGAACCATACTGTGCACCGAATCAGCACCTGTGTGCTGCAAAACATGACAGTGGACTACGGTGGTCAGCAGTTCGCCAGTCTGGTACCAGCCAAAGGATTGGATGGGTCAAATCCAAAGAAAAACATAACAAGTTATCCTGCTGAAGTCAACATGAAACTTAGATTCGTTGAATTGGAAACTTTGACCAAAGAACGCATAAACAAGGGATATTAATATGTATTTTAAATCATTTCCAGCAGTAAACTATAGTCTGGACGGTGGTAAAACTACATTTTCCATGACCGATATCTTTAGACGCGTACGAGTTTTTGATGAAAATTTACTAACCAGTACCTTCTATGACGACTATGATATCCTGGATGGAGAAACACCGGAAATTGTAGCCGATAAATTCTACAATGAAAGTTATTATCATTGGGTCATACTGCTGACCAACGAAATAATTGATCCCAGATTTGATTGGCCATTAAGCAATCCCGATCTTAGAACCTTTATACGACGTAAATACGACATTGAAAATGTCGATGAAACAAAACACTACATCAACGATGATGGCGATGTGGTGCATAGCAGCTATGCTGGAACCAAGTACCCCATAAGTTATTTTCAATATGAAGAAGAGATCAATGAAGCCAAACGGCGCATCAGTGTTATCAAACCACAATTTTTGCCAACCTTTGTCAATAGTTTTACTGGAAGTATAAATGGCCAACGATAATAAGGATGGCGTTCAAACCGCTGGTGATGTAAAAGTTGAAGAAGCTATTATTGTCAAAGACAACAACGAGCAGCTTGATATTCGACAGCTCATAGCAGAAATCAACATTTTTGAAGACATGTTTAAAAATGGTTTGTATGGCAACATCATGTTGATCGATGCCGGTAATTTTGCCAGCAGGTTTCCCATTGTTGGCAATGAATACATTAAATTGAAAATTGTCACACCTGGCCTGCCACAGATAATTTACAAGACCTTCAAAGTCTACAGCATCACGGATCGCATGGTGCTCAAGGATACTGGAACACAAAGTTATCTGCTGCACTTTTGCAGCATTGAATTGTTCATTGACATGCTGGTGCCAGTGTACTCCCACTACAAGGGTCCGGTGTCCAAGATTGTGCAGGACATCTACAAAGAGCGGCTGGCAGTGCCACGCGTGGGCGGCAACGAAGAAGATTTTACGCCATTGATCGTTGTTGGTGAAGCCGACAATGAAATATCGTTTACCAGTCCGGGTTGGCATGCCACACACTGCATCAACTGGTTGGCCAGTCGATCCTTGCCGCAGGGATTGAAATCGCCGGCATACTTGTTCTATGAAACAACCCAGGCATTTTATTTCGCCAACATTGAACGCATAATTGAAATGGCAGTAAATGATAAGTCCATATACTATGAATATAACTACGTACCCAACAACCTTTCTGCGGATCAGCAGGGCAACTATGTAAAAGACGTGGAAAAGGAATATAGAAAGATTGAAGAGTTAGAGATTGTTGAAACCTTCAATGCCTTTAAAAATACCAACAATGGTTATTATGCCAATCGTCTGGTTACCCTGGACGTTATATCTAAAAAATATGAGATAATTGATTACGATCACGTTGCCAGCTATGGTGAATATAAACATCTAGAAGACATTTCCAAGTCTGGAGCACTGGCTCCATTCAACAGCACTACATTACGCGGCCCTAGTAGTTTAACGCAGTTTTATCCCAAACACGCAAAATTATTCAATGACGCAGAAACCAATGCCAATGATATCATAGATAAAACTCTGCCCCGCAGAATCAGTACTTTGAATGAGCTGGGCAATTTCAAGATGGTGATCACCGTACCAGGTCGCACCGATGCTGAGGTTGGCAGCATAGTCTACATAACCTATCCAGATGCACAGCCCAAGGATCAGAGCGATAAAGCCAAGACTGGTGAAGATCCGTTGTTCAGTGGATTTTATCTGGTGACTGCCATACGGCATAAAATAACATTGATTAAACACATGATGATCATGGAAGTTGTAAAAGACTCGTATCGCAAGGAAAAAACATGAATGATAATATTTTTGGTCGTGACGGATTTTATTGGTGGATTGGTGTAGTTGAAGATCGCAACGACCCAGAAAAAATAGGTCGTTGCCGTGTACGCATTCTGGGCTATCATATTGATAACAAGGATACCCTGCCCACCGCAGATCTGCCCTGGGCCATACCCATGCAGAACATCAACAGCGCTGGCATCAGCGGCAAGGGCAGCGCACCTGTAGGACCCTTGGAAGGCAGCTGGGTCGTAGGTTTTTTCCTGGATGGTAAAGACAAACAACAGCCCATGATCATGGGCACCATGGGAGGTCTGCCCGACAAAACCACAGGGTGTGCCACTCAAGAAACCAACACCGCAAACAATAGTTCCAATGTACTGCGTGATGGTGGTGGCAATGTAGTGAACGATGGTAGTGGTAATCCTGTGCGTACTGATCAGGGTACTGCGGTTCCAGCCAAACCTGCTCCTACCAATCAAAAGATTCAAGAGAATCTGGAAAGAATAGTTTTAGCCTGTAAAAAGCAGGGCATAACCAATCATTATTTCGTGGCTTCCGTGATTGCCAATGCGCTCAAAGAAGCCGGCGGCAAAACCATAGCTGAATTCAGTTATCGAGGCACACCCTATGCTAGTCTGAAAGTCATTTTTGGTGGTCTGAGATTAAGTAAACATACTCCAGAAGAGTGGGAAAACGAGATTAGAAAAGACGACATACGATTTTTTGATCTCATGTATGGTCTGACCTGTGCAGATCGAAGCAAGCCCGAAGGCTTCAAACACTTTGCAGTTGGTGACGGATTCAAGTATCGTGGGCGTGGCTTCATACAATTTACTGGCAAGAGTTTATACAGCCGTCTAAGTCAGATTGCCTATGGCGATGAAAGATACGTCAACAATCCTGATCTGTTGCTGGACCCCGAAAACGCAGCCCAGGCTACTGCAGCCTTTATGAAACTCAGCATACAATCTGGTACAGCCATGCGGCTCACCGGAGTAAGTTATCCGCCGACATCGCAGGCCAATGCCGACCTGCTGGTCACCAGCATGGTGGCGGGCGGTGGAGATGTGCGTAAGTATGAACAGGGAAGAAAAATTCTGTCCATAGTCAATGGTTATTCACCCAACTATACCGTGGGTGCTAGCCCTGGTGGTGTACGCGTAGCCGAACTGCTGGGTCAACCCGGAGGCACACCTCCCAATGATGTCAAACCCAATACTGCGCAGCCTGATCCACAGACCACACCGCCCACAGAAAGTCTGAACGATCCACGTCTGGGCAACCCACCGGCTTTTTCAGATCCCAACAGTGTGTATCCCAAGTGTGATTATACTGACAGACCCGAC